TTCTTTCATGCTTAGTCGCCATAGCCATTGACGCTTGCATAACATTAGGGTCTGCTGTTTTACCAGCCTTATCCATGTATAAACATTTCTTAACATAGTCTACTACAGAAAGTTCAAGTGCATTATCTATATCTAGACTATCTGTTATAGCAGTTACACTATTTGGTTCTGCGTAGTAGTGTAGTAATATACCATTAGTTACAGACTCTTCTATTGCTTTAAATTGTTTTCTTGCTGTAGTTCTTCCGCTACCAGATGAATCTACCTTAGTTACTAGAGCCAATGCATCTCCTTCTATAAAGTACATTGCATCATTTTCTGGGTATTTAATATTGCTTGCCATAATTAATCCGGTGCGTTTACGTTATCTTCACTTGTTGCATCAGCTAATAATAAATTCTTATCAAGTAACCTAGGTATTTGTATATAGTCACCCTCATTGTCCATTAGGTAAACTCTTAATATATGATTAGCTTCTAACTTATTATTACTTGAGTCTTGAGCTCCATCTGCTAAATTGTAATACATTTTATTTGCAGTTGTACTTATCTTAGCGTGAACAACTTTTGTTTTAAACATTCCTATTTCTACTAAAGCATCATTAATTAAATTCATAATATAAGCTTCAGGAGCATCTGGGAATACAAGTCTTACTCGACTTATTAATTCTTTTACACTTATTGAATGTACTGCCATATTAATTTACTAGCTGTGCTAGTCCTTTATCATAGTCTTGTTGTAATTTTACTTGCTGTTGTAAGTACATATTATAATTTTGTTGATTGGTATTTAAATTTTGAGAATATTCTTGAACCTCACTATTTACTTGAGCACTATATTTATTTAATTCAGTTGAAAATTTTTGTATTAAGTCGTCATTATTTTGAATAGTTGCTTGTAAAGTATTAGATTTATTTTGCAAATCAAGAGCTTGGTCTTGAGCTTTATTAAACTTATCTACGTCTGTTGCTTGAGAAGCTTCTTGTTGAGCATCAGCGGCATCTAATTGAGCCTGTCTTAATTCTACTTGTAAATCAGAGTTATGCTTTGCCAGTACAGATTGAACGCTAGCTTGATATTTAGCATTCTCTTTATTAAACTCATTTAATTCATTTTGCACATCTGTTCTATGAGCATCAAGTAGTTGGTTTTGTTTTTGTAATTCTACAGATGCTAGTTCAATATCTTCATCTGTCCCTAAAAGAGTATCAAAATTATTGCCACTTCCAAAATTAACAGTACTGCTAGGTTTTGTGTACGTTGGAAGATTACCACTTATGTCCGCAACAGAAACCGAAGAAACCGTAATAGGACTTACAGGGCTAGCACTCGCATCAGCATTACTAGCATCTGAATAAGATACAGTACCTAAGCTAGGTACATTTGGAGCTGAAGCAGATATACTTAAATCTGATTTTTTTAAATCAATTATGTTTTTACCAAGAGCTTTAATTGAAGAGTATAAGACCACTAGGTACTCAGCTTCATCTGGAAAGTTAGATATAGCAGAAACAGCACTTGCATCTACGGTAGGATAAATAACGTGATGAACTCTTCCTACTTGACTAGATGTAGGTTCTGGATAAATCTCTAATGTGTTATCTAATATTAAATACGCTGGGTCTGTAACAGTTGCTACTTCCATATCGGAAGCATCTTGTATTCTACCTCTCTTATAAACAGGGACTAACCTACAAGGTTGGTCTATAGTTCCATCATATCTAAGAACATCTAATACTAATCCTTTGGTATCTAAATTTGTTAAGGTAGTAGTACCATCATTTAATGTAGAAATATCAGCACACTTTAATAATAACTGAGGAGGTAAAGAATTTATAATCTCTTTACAACCAGTAGTCATAAAATCATCCATAGCCGCTTGGTCACTAAATGTACCTATGATGTCTTGTATCTGTACGTCAAAGTTAGCCATTAAACAGCACCTGCTTGACTTGCTTTTTTAATTCTGTCTTTCCAAATTTTATTAGTATTTTTATTTCTACTTTTTGCTGACTTTGCAATATGGTCGTCCATACTCATTGTCGAAAATTCTATATCACTTCTCTTACCAATCTCACTTTGCATAAACATTCATATTTTCCTTTAGGATTTTGGGGGTCACCCTTTATTCGATAACCCCCACAGTTCCGTACTGTTAACTTTATTTATTCAGTTTATGATGTAGTAAATCCATCGTTAATAGCAGATAAACCTGAAGCTACATATTCTCCATTATAAAACATCATCTCTATATAGTCTCCTTTTTGAGATGCCGCTTCTACGAGTATATTAGATACTTGAGTACCTGCAGTTGAGACTCCAACATCGCCACCACCATCAAAAACAACTAAGCTTATGATAGCACTTCCTGCCGCAATAGTAATATCTGCAGTTGGAGTTTCTTCTTCTACAATAAACTTGTAGTAGATTCCCTGCTCTGCACTAGCCGCTGTTGGAAGCGTAATTGAATAAGCTCCTCCAGCAGAATCAAGCATAAAAACCTTACCGCTATCATCATTAGTTAATGTTCTAGCTGCTTTTATAGGTTCTACTTTTAGTTTATGTCCGCCAGTACTACCACTATTTTCATTTAAGTAACTTGCTCTAGCCATAATTAAACTCCTTCTAAGTTAATTAAGTAGTGAGTCTCTGGAAGACTAACTTCTAAACCAGCTTCAGTCATAATCATATCCTTACGTAAATCCTCATCTGCTGATTGTACGTTAGTCATAATTTGAGTATCACGGTTAACACCGTTACCAACTAATGGTCTGTAAGCTACGTGGTCTAAATCAACCATACATAAGAAACCTGAAGCGTGCCCTCTAAATAAAGGCTCTTTGACTAAATTCATTTGTCCATGAATTGTATCAACACTTAAGATTCTATGACCGTATGAACCTTGCTTTTCAGAAAGGTTGTAACGAAGATTTGAAGCTCCTGTGTTTACATTAGTTGAAGTTCCAGCTTGCATTGTAGTGTTTAAGAAAGCATCTGCACCTAGTTTATTAAAGAATGTAATAACAGGTAAACTTGCTAAGGCTAACTTTGAATCTCCACCACCACGAGCTGGGTCATAGACAACTTCGAAATCAGATAGAAGTCTGTCATATGTTAACTCAGAAGCAGTTGAGCTTCTAAAGTATGGTGCTCCTGAAGAGTAAGATAATGCTGTATCACCAACATTAGCTGTACCATTTTTGATAATGTGACCTGCAATACCTTCTGAGTATTGTATTCCACCAACGCTTGCACGTTGACCAAAAAGCATAGCTCTTTCGATGTCTACTTTATGCTCACGTAGTTTAAGATTCCAAATTCTTTGGAACTCATCTTCGTAACCACGGTATCTAGTTGCTCTAGCTGTATTAGACATTTCACAAGCTGTTTTAAAGATTTGTGTAAATCCAAAATCATCTTCTAACTCTTGTGAGAAAACATCTGGTGCTCCAGAACCTTCTCCAAAAGATGTACCAATAACTTGACAACTTGTTGTGTCTGCTCCTGTTTCTGCTCCATCTATAGCTGATATTGTTTTACCAACAAAGCTAGTATCACTACCATTATCTACAGGCGCACTTTCGATTCTAACTATAATTGTTTCAGGTGAATTGCTTTCTTCATATCCTACTGCAAAAACCATTCCCTTCATTAACCAATCTACTGATGTTTCACTACCTGCAGACTCTTCAACTGTATATGTAATTGAAGAACCAGATGCTGGTATTGAATGTGCACCGTCTAAAGCAAAACTTCTGTCTGTCATTGCTATTTTAGAACGGTCTTCTAAAAATCGGAATTGTGGGTCATCCGTAGGGACTTTAGCTACCTTTGAAAGATATACGAAGAATGGAGATTCCTCTGGAGCTAAGTCAGCGACACGGTCTGAGAAGTTGAATAGTCTCCGGGAATGATAATCTGTATTAGATGTACCCGGAGTTCCAACATTTACAATTCCTGAATTGTAATTTGCCATTTAAGACTCCTTGAGTTAATATTGTTTTCTATTAGATTGCCCCATAACTCCAGACCATACATTATCTATTTCATTAGGTTGCTCAGGACTAGCACCTTGTACGACTCCAGCCGTAGGTGCAATCTTCTGAGTCCTTTGAACAGCTTCTAAGTTAGGAGAAACTTTTTGTTCTCCCCCCTTATACTTTCTATATACATCAACTAACATATCAATAGGAAGTTCATCCCTAGGATTTGTTGCAAATTGTATAAAGTCATCAGCCATTGCAGGGTCTTCAAAACCATGCTTAGTAGCAAGGTCTTGTTTCAAGTTATTAAGAGCCATCTGTTTTTGTAATCC